ATCCACCAGGGTAACGTTTTTCCAACTTTTTTACGTTAGTTGCAATCACATCATCAAAGGAAACTTCGAGTGCCATGCAGGCTTGAGCAACGTACCACATAAGATCACCGAGTTCAATAATAAGATGATCACGGTTAGCGTCGTTCCAAGGTTTTCCTTGGAAAACCATCTTCTTGATGATTTCAAGGAACTCCCCACCTTCAGCATTAATACCAACACCTGCAGTAAGTAGTCGCTCAATATTGGCACCCTTCTCGTCAAGTTCGACAAGACGGTCAGAAAGAGCGAGAAAATCAGTAGAGGCGTCGCTAGTAACCGCATCAACAAATTTTTGATAGCGTTCAAAATCAATGTTCATATCAGAAGTTCAGGGTTGCAAATTTGTTCTTGGACTTTTTATCTTCTTCGTAATTATACTCTTCATCTTGACCACTGTCAAGAATATCATTCTGAGCAGACTGTTCACAATCATACAGTTTCATCTTTGCTCGATCAATACCAACTACGAATCTTTTATTTACAGACAAATCATTGTATCGATTCTTAAGTTGTTTCACCATAATTTGACCTAGGGACTCAAGTTCTTCGGTGCTAATAAGGGCAAACATAAGATCAGCAGTAGCAGGAAGGCCAAAGGACTCACTAGTATCAGTAAGGTCAACATCACTGCTATTATAACCAGAGCGAGTGGTCTGCGTGGCAGATACGATAGGGACGTTTGCCTCAACAGCCAACCCTCGTAACTCCTCTGCAATCGCTTTAATATAGCTGTATGAATTGACAGAAAGGTTACCGCGATATCGTGAGGAAGCACATATATTAAGGTAATCAACAAAAATAATATCAGGTTTAAATGACTTCTTAAGTGCAAGTTCATTAAGAAGTGCCCTAAAGTGTCCAACATGAGAAGAAGCCGTGGGGTACTCTTTAATAATTAGGGTCCCCTGAGTCTTCTTTGCTAAGTTTGTTACCTTATTCTCAAACATTTGTAGGGGAACATCGGCTAATTGTTGTACTGGGATGTTGAGTAAGTTTGCATCAATTCTCTCTGCAATTTTTTCCTCAGCCATCTCAGCCGTGATGTACAATACATTCCTTCCTGAAAGGAGAACGGAAGCAGCCATATGGCACATGAAAAGACTTTTTCCGACACCAGTGCCAGCAAGAGCGACATTGAGAGTCTTGTTAGGAAGACCGCCTTTCGTAATCTTGTTAAAGAATTCAAGATCAAAGGGAATCTTTTCTTCCTTTTGATGATAAAAATCATATCGCTCCGAATAGTCTGCGAGATAGTCATGTCCTACGTGATTATCAAAACTAACTGCCAAGGCATCAGAGAGAATAGCAGGAATTGCATCCACATTTTTCTTCTCATCATTTCCATCTGCAATAGAAATACTTTCAACCAGTGCTAGATAGATGGCACGATCACGACACCACTTCTCAGTGACATCAAGTAACCAATCAGTATTAGAAGAATCTTCTCCAATCTGATCAAGATACTCAACGATGTTCTTGTAAGTCTCATCGTTCAGATCTTTTCTCTTTTCACACTCAATATTCAGAACCTCTTTAGTAGCACACTTATTGTACTCCTGAATAAACTTTGAACACTCTTCGAACAACACCTTCTCACAAGTGTTGTCAAAATATTCAGCCTTAATAAAAGGAAGAACCCTCCGAGTATAGTCCTCGTTAAGAATGAGGTTCCTTATTACTGACTTTTCAATAGATTCCATTAATTATAGTGAAGGTATGTACTTAAGATGTACTTAGGATCACCTTCCTTAACTGGCAGTCCCCTATGAGGATACTGCCATGTTGGTGGGAAGACTAACACTGTACCAGTTTTTGGTTTTACTGTCAATTTGTTGTAAGGAAAATCCGTCTCTCCTCCGAAGAAACTATCATTCAGATAGCAAAGGAAAGACAGATACCTCTTTGCAGATGAATGATCCTGAACATCAACATGCAAATCGAACATGTCATCAGATCCAGGCTCATATTTTTTGATTCTAAGTTCTTCAAAGTATATTTTATGAGGAAACCATTCAACATACTCTGGTAGATTTTCCTTATACTGTTTAAGGACATCTACAAACTTATAACAAAGAACTTGAATGAACTTACTATACTTACCCTCGGCATTCATATTGACTTGGGTAAAATTAGGTCTACCAAAGTTATCTACACGCTCCTTGTTTTCAGAAGATTCGAAGATATCAATGATAGTCTTGCAAGTAATTTCATCAAACACTTCACATGTACGGATAAAATTATCCATATGCAAAGGTTTCTCTTGCAATCGAATCAAGTTTTTCCATAACATCATCCGTAAAGTATTTCTCGGGCGCTGCCAGGATTTGTTTTGCGTAGATCTTTTTCCCATCAAATTCATACCGACCTGCAACGTTTTTCCAAAGTCCACCAATCTCTCCCAATTCTAGGAGACCATAATACCTATCAAGACCCCGTTCGTCATAGAACAAACGGATCTCAACAGTCTTTTCCTCTTTACTCAAACGCGACTTAGCAGTCTTTGCCTTGATAATGTTTCCAATGACTTCTGTTCCATCCTTTTCTTTTTTCTTGCCAAGATGAATGATGGTAGAGGCAGCGTACTTAAGACCGCTACCACCGCCCATCTCTTTAGTAGGAACGTAAGCGCCAATGACATCGTAGGTGTGGTTAGTGACAATCATGGGAATGTTTGCCTGTCCCAGTTTCAAAGTCAACATTCTGAATGCACCTTTGACCAGTTGTGATTTGGTCATATCGCGAACTTGTTTGTCGTTCAGTGCGTCAGTAATCTCCTTCTCAGTGGAAAGCATTCCCAAGGAGTCTAACACAAACATACAAGGTTTGCGTTCATCTACAGGTTTCTTTAAGTATATATCAACAGCCTTTAAGGCTTTACCTCTAAATTCTTCAACTGTAACAACATTAACTACAACTAACCGAGTGAGGTCAATACCCCGAGACTCAAGTAGGGATTTGTTAATAGCAGCCTCAGTGTCAAAATAGAGGCAGTAACCATCAGGGTTGGAATCAAGAAAATTCTTAACGACAGCGAGAGAGAAGAAAGTCTTTCCAGTAGAAGACTCTCCAGCAATAGCAGTAATCTTATTGCGAGATACACCACCAAATATGCTACCTGAAACCAGTGCATTAAAAATGTACGAACCCGTGTCAACATACTCTTCATTTTCATCAATGTCTGCTGCGAGTTGTGTGTACTCACCACCAATCTCTTTAGCAATATCTTTCAAAAAATCCATAACTTAAAACAACTCCTTTCGTTCAGAATAAACTTTTGGTTCAATGAGATTGAAACTCAAGGTTCTCCTCTCATCATCATGACTTTGTGGCATAACCAAGTGTTGAAGCCAACTAGGAAATAGAATTACATCTCCAACCTCCTGGTCTGGACACCATTCACTCTTAACCCAGGGAAGATAATTTCCATGAATGAAACTAAGGTCACCAGGTTTATTGGGTACTTTTAATATTATTATACCAGACAAGCTGGCAGAGTGTACATGAATTGGTGTGAAACTTCCAGAATAATATCTATTGATCCACACATCAGCAATAGATTCACTAGCCTTGAACCGAGTGTCTACAGGAGGTACAACACCCAATACTAATTTAGATATGTTCTCTGGAACCAAATCCATATAAAGTTCACCAGCAGCTTCAACAAACTCGGTGAGTCCTACAGACTTACAAAAACTCTCAGTCAGATACCTAACATCCATCTCTCTTTCCAAGAGATCTGAAGAAACACGATATTTTTCTGACGCTGGAGACTCAGTATATCGATTTAGTCCAGACAATAAGTAATCTGGACACTTAAGTTTCAAGATATTTGGACCAAAAGGATTAAGAAACTGATACTTCATCGTGGCACAACATTCCAAAGTACATTTCCTGCAATGGAGATACGTTCTTCATCGCAATTATAGAAAGGAAATACTGCATGTCCCAACTTTGCAGGGAAAACAACCATAGTTCCTTCCTTACTTTTATCCATATTAATAGTATAATCCTGATGATTACCTATGATATCAGTATAGAGAAACTGAAAATCGGATGCAGCAGGACCACCAGTGCCTTGACAGAAAGGAAGTTCATGTTGTTCTCTCCAGTCAGTAGGAATCTTCATCCAGATAACGAATGATAAGATACCAGAGTGAATGTGTTGTGGATTGAACTCCAATTGCTTCTGGAAGTTTACCCACCAGGTCATGTCTGTTCTAATTTGAAATTTTTCCTCATCAAAACTATGATGAAATTGCGGACCAAACGCTGCTCGACGGCCATCAATCATGTGTTTAGCGATAGGAAATAAAACCGTATCCATGAAATAATCATCTTTATCCTGCAGATGTAAGCTGCAAGAAATTTGACCAGCGAGTCTATCTCTCCAGTCAATGTTCACTTCCTTTGCTATTTCAATTCTCTTCCAAAGATACTCCATAACATCTTCGGAAAGTTTAGTTTGATATAACTCAATATTGGGAAGTTCTAAAGGTTCCCAAACTAAATCAAGATCACTCATATGCCAAGAATTTTTCTCTGTCTATTAAAGTAATCGTGGAGTAACCAAGA